TATTTAATTTCAATGATTTAATCAATAATTTATTCGACCGGATACTGCTGACGTATTCAAATTTACGGTTTATTTCATAATTGTAAAGATTGTTTTTATTTAATTCGTATTCTTGAGACCCGTAATGATGAGACACCCAGCACCAAAATAATGAATCTTTGCAATCCAATGAAGGATAAAAATAGTCTGCCTTCTTCTTTGTAAGTATAACTTCCTGAACTACTGTTTCCTTTTTAACCACAGCTTTTTGAAAACAGAGTGATTTTAATATATTTTTATTTGTTAGTGAATATTTATTAACGTTCATTAATAAATCTTCTATATTTTCTTTTGTGGGTGTATAAGCATTGTTATAGTTGGAATTGGCGGTGTATTCACTTCTGCCTTGGGTATAGTTGCCTCTTTTTTGATTATGATTCTCGTTTCGGTTGTATCTCCCCCTTTTATGATTGTATTTATTACGCGCGTACATGTTATACATTATCGTATATATATCTTTATACTGTTTTACTAAAATATTCCTTCTCGAACACCTCCTGTGTACTTTTAATTGAATCCAACATTACTTCTTGCTCGTCGATGTATTTCAGGTAATTTTCTATTTCTTTTATTGTTCCCGATGGTAATTTATTCAAAGACAAAAAAACACCATTGTTGTTTTCAGAAAAATTAATATTATTTTTAACAATGATCTCTAGTATTTTCTTATGATGTAATTGGTCTTTTTTTTCAATCTTTTTCTTTAATTTCTTTAATTCGTCTGTAGAATATTTATCGTCTACCGGCTTTTCTTCTACACTCATGCTAATCATATAAATAAAAATGTCAAAAAAGGTTTATATTTATTTAATATTTAAATTATTATTGTTGTCGGTTTGAATTAATAATTTTTTTTGGTGGTCTTTCTCTTATTTTTTTTGACAGATGCCAATTCGCCAATAATAGATATGTGTTCGTCGTTTAATTTATAACGCGTACCAATAACCTTCGATACAATAACATCATTTTCCTTAATTGTATTGAACATCTCATTTTTAATATTGTGTTCTCTGGGAATAAACAATACAATTGGGTTTTCTTCTTCTTTATAATAAACTGCACGAATACCTGCTCTTGTTACATTCTTAACCAAACATTTGATTTTCATATTTTCTACAGGATGACATACCAAACATTCGAATGACACATCGAATGATAATTTATTTCCCTGAACCACTCCAGAACTGTGCGTTACTATATTCACAGAATTTCTCTTAATATATCCTTCTTTTACACATTTCCCCTCCATTTCTTCCTTCAATCTAGCTAAAATATGTTCTTTTAAATAATTATCAACATGTTTAAATTCTACATAAATTTTTCTAACCAATATTGATTTGATATAAATGGAACCCTTTTTCATATTTTTTGCCGATTTCATTATATAGTATCAATATAAATTTTTATATTAATACAATAATATTATTATTTAATCAATTTTATTTTTATTGTGTATTATTTATTTATTATGGTTAATTGTTTCGTTGCGTTGCTGTATTTTAAACCAAAAATAATGTATTCCCATCTTTGTCTACTTTTTCCTTATTCGTTTTCGGTAAAATATTAACATCATATAAAAATCCCTCCAATAAATTGAAATTATATTTTTCATTGTATTTGTATGTTAAATGATATGACAATAACATTATCACCGAACACATATCTCTTGTACTTTTTACATTTATTAATTTATTGTCTGTTTTTAGCTTACTCTGTAACACTTGCTCCAATTCTTTCATTTTTTTTGTGATTACCTTCTTATTTTGACCCAAACTACATTGTTTTCCTGAACTTTTTGTATTTTCACCCAATTCTTTAATTTTACTTACGATACGTTCTCTAAAAGAATCGTAAAAATGGACCGTTTTTTCTTTATTATCAACTAACCATGTTGACTTCCAGTCGTTCACTTTGTATTTTTCCACTAGCTTTTTTATAAATACAGTTATCTTCTTACTTTCCTCCTTCCATGCGCCATCTTGCAATGTAAAAAAATTGTATTTTCTAAATATTGTATTTTTTTCATTTGGAATGACGACAATCTCATTATTATTGACAGTCCCCAATGAATATTGTTTAAAATAAGAATTCATGACATTTTTTATTTTATCATTTTTAATTCTTCTGTGTGTTTTTAATAATAATTTCTTTGAGGAATAAGGCAATTCCTCAATCAGATGATGTATAGTATAATTTAATAATGTTTCTTTTTTTATTCCAAATGACTTGTGTATAATATCAATCACGTGTTTGTACTTTTCAATTTCAAGCCTATTCGGAACATTTATTTTGTTGACGTCGTTGTTTAAATAATTATAAATAATAACAATACTATCGAGAACCTTATTATCCGTTCCCTTTTTTTTAAATATGGCCTTTGGAATACTCATTTTGATTTTATCATTTTCGTATTCTACGGGCATTTGACGTTCAAACAATGGTATATTTTTATTGTATATTTCCATTGGTTGGAATATATAGAAATTTCCTATATTAACCAGTTTCCCCTGCCTATCTAACATGTCTTTAATAAACTCATTTTTATTATTGATTAAAATATCCAACGCGATATAAATCTCCTCATCTGAATATTTTTTATATTGGTTTATAAGAAGAAATAGTTCTTTTTTATGAAATACATACCCATTTGAAAATATGAATTTTATTTTCTTCAATAAAACATCTAAATTAAGTATAATAAAATAATCATTGTAAGTTGATTTGTCTACATTCTTTTGATTGAACGTCGGGTCTTTGTCAAGTAAGCACGTATATTTGCATGGACCAATTTCACACGAAAAGCTGTAATCCTTTGCTCTAATATCAAAATCCTTTATTGTGATGCCACTGGATAGTTCAATTTCGATATTTTGCTTATACTGGTCCAGTTGACTTTTATTTAATACACAATCCAGTGCGTTTTCCTTTAAAATCTGTGAAATTTTATTTATCTTCATCGTTTTCTGTTCTGCCAATCGATACATGTATAAATCAATTGCCTCATTCTCATTTGTGTTATTAAGCTGTGTACCGTATAAAAATATTTCAACATTTCGTTCCTTAAATGGAAGCATACAATGGCTCAAATTACGGACCGCTCTACCAATGGTCTGTTTGGTTCTATTTAAATTATACCATGGCTCCATTAGATGGATCTGTCTGATATTTTTAAAGTCCAATCCTTCTGAACCCGCCTTCGATATAATTACAACTTTTACAAATTCACCATACTTATTTTTAGAATTGGTAACTTCTTTCAATTCATTTTTGTTGTTGGGAGAGATGCTAGGGTCACCGGTAATCATAGCATAACTGCCAAAAAATGTCTTATTGTCATTATTTTTAAAAGAAAACCGGTTTCTAGGCATTTTCTTAAACAAATTACTACCGTTTGTTCTCGATAACCCTAATTCTTCCAACGCAAGAGCCAAAGGAACGCAGCCACCTTCTATAAATTGCGAATATATCATAACAATACCGTTTGATTTTTTAATTTCAGTAATGATATTATGTATTTTCTTACTGTAATCCTTTATCTTTTCATCTGAAAATATACGTCCATAATTTTTAATTGTAGATTCTTTGTATTGGTATTCTCTCTTGTTTTGTCCCCGCTTCATTAGTCGCATCAACCCTTCTCTCCCATAAAGCTTGTCAATATTACCAGCAGTGGACGATTCGTCGCTCATTAATTTTTGATTTGGGTAAACCATGTTTAACAATTGCAATGGACCGTCAATAATAGTATACTGGATACCTTTGTTCTTTTTTTCCAACACCGGATTTTCTTTTTTTAATTTTTTAATTAATATATTGTATGCTTTTTCCTGTAAAGTTCCACCTATATTATTAATGAATAAATCTAAATATTGAATTGGTGCGTCTATTTCCAAACCATTGATTTGAACCTTTGGATAAGACCATGTTTTACTTTCGTTCAATAATAACAATGATTCACCTCTATTGCTTGTTTTTGGTGAAATATGAAATGGGAACGTGAATGGATTATTACCCTTTACATAACTAAAATACCCTGTGCTTTTTTTTATCAATATCTCTTTTCCAACCTCTTCTCCTTTTTTATTTATTTTCAATTCACCATCCGCATCAAATAGGTCTTTTTCTTTTAACATATATCTACCGTCGTTCAGGTTCATTAAATTCAACAACCAAACAATTTCACGATGGTCGTTGTACATAGGCGTGGCGGTTAATAATATTAATTTAGTGTCCTTTGCGTATTTTACGAGGTTCAGGAAATGCTGTGATGTCCGCTTCATCTTGTCGCCAGTCCTAATATTATGAACTTCATCTATTACAATTACCCGGTTCGAGAACTCTTTTTCTATTACAGCTATTTTATTTTTATCCTTCAACTCGTTATCCGTCAATGATATATTTGCCCTTTTTATGATAGAAGTAATATAATTGGAAAATTCTAAATAACCCATAAACTGATACCAATTTTTAATAATTTTTTTTATTTGTTTGACTACCTTTTCACGTGAAATATTTTTTGTAAACATCGGGTTTACTTCTTCTATGAATTTATTTCCGGTGCATGATTTGATATCCCAATACCCATCGACTAATTTGAGTTTTCTTTCATCAAACAATTGGAGTTTATAATTTTCTTGAACTACAGGGCTCGCTATCACAATTATTTTTTTGTTATGTCCCATTAATTTCATATATTTCCTCGTTTCTTCACATATTGAAATGGAAGAGCACGTTTTCCCTGTCCCCAATCCATGGTATAATAATAAACTATTGTACGGAGTTTCAAAAGAAAGGAAGTTTCGCACAAATTGTTGATGGTTTGTAAGTTCAAAATCTTTTACATTACACAAATCGTCTGAAATCTTCTCAATATTTTTATAGTCTTTTTTGGAATATCCTTTTATTTTTGTATTTAAAAATTCTTTTTTTAATGTTATCTTTTTATTGAAATCCGAAGATTCAATATGTGGATATAAATTTTGTTCCATATTTAATATAATATAATATAAGATTAAACTATGATAAAACAAATATATTTATTGTTGTAAATATATTTATTAAATAACTAATACTAAACGAATATACTCTTTATATAAACGAGTATGTTTGGACCAATCTATTTACCTTTTTCAATATATCTCTCAGTTCATAATTGTATGGCCTAATATGCTTAATAGCGTCGTTATACGATAACCATTTCATATTACTCACTTCTGTTTTTTGAAAATTATTACAATGGTTAATTTCCTTCATATAAGCTAAATAATACTTATGCTTATAAGTTTTATAATTTGAACCCATAAATGTCTCCTCATATGGTATAATGTTTGAAATCATGTTTATTTTATTTAAATAAATACCAGTTTCTTCTTGAAATTCCCGTTTACTACATTCCACATCCGTTTCATTGTATTCCCTCCTTCCTTTTGGAAACCCCCATTCTGGTTCCGTCCAAGTTGTCTGACTTTTTTCTATCAGTTCCCTCAATTTAT